CAATTGATTGAAGATTTCTAATTCGTGACTTACTGGGTGATGCAAAGATAACATTATGGAGGTTCTTAATGTTAATACCAGTAGAAAAAGTTCCATAAGAAGCGACAATAATAGCATTATCTTCTTTTTCGGTTATTTCCCTTACAAGTTCTCGTTCAGATGTATGTACACCACCATGAATAAAGAATACCTTTCTATCATCTCCCGTATTACTATTTATTAGGTCATGCAATACTGCTCCATGAGATTCTACTCGTTGAAATAAAACAAGAGTATTACCTTTTAAATCTACAGCAAGATTTTTTATAAAGTTATTTCTTTTATCATGGTTTATGATATACTGTACTTCATCTTCAAATACTTCAAACTTCTGTGGATTATGTTTTAGCACAATACAATTAATATCTAAGGTTGCAAGATGTCCCTGAGACATTAGTTCTGCTGTTTGTGTTACTTTATATGATGGACCAAACACTCCCTCCAGTACCCATTTATGTGTTTGCGTTCCATCAAGAGTACCGGTAAATCCAAATCGATATTTTGCATCAGCAAGTTTGGTCATTATACCAATGAGAGATTTAGATTTAAATTGATGAGCTTCATCTCCTATAACAACTTCGTAGTCTTCAAAGAAATTTCTATCTAATTTATAAATAGATTGCCAAGTTGTAACCGTTACAGGTAAATCGCTATATTTTTCTTTTCCCGAATATATTTTATGACAGTATGAATCAGCATCCCAACCATAGTCCTGAAAGTCACCGACTATTTGCTCTACAAGGCTGGTCGTCGGAACAACTACAAGAATTTTTTTCTTCTTATCCATATAGTAACGCACGATTGCGTAAATCATCAGACTTTTTCCTGACGCAGTGGGACTTATCAATAACTTTCGATTATGTCGTAGGGCATCATATACTCCCTCTACTTGATAAGTCCTAGGTGAAAAGGAACAAATAGATCCCATGTATCCTTTCACGCCTTCGTAGGAAATCTCTTCGTTTATTTCAAAAGGAAGTCCATAAAATTTATTTTCTTCAAAACTGTATGTGTAATTATAATTCTTACAAAAACTAACTATCTTATCTAATAATCCAACATAGATTTTTTTCGATCTCATATCGAATAAATGAATTTCTCCATTCCAATTCTTGCCTCTATACTGAGGCATAAACTTTGCATTTGGAACTTCAAATGTAAAATGATCTCTTAACTCATATTCTATATGAGGGTCTGTGGTAATTTTAAGAAATACTTCATTGGACTTTGATATAACAAGATCCGTCACATCATAACATTCAACTACAAGTATTTATTACATATTGTCAAACTTATATTCTAGTATCATTCGATATAATGAATCTCTTAAATACCAAAGATGCTCTTGCTCTGCTGGGTGTCTAGATGGAGATCCTTCCCATAATCGTATACGTTCAAGAACACAATGATGCAGAAGATGAATATCTTTTATAGTCAAATTTACAGTATAATCATATTCCCATTGCTCTTCTTCCATTACCCTAGTCCTGCGGTAAATTTCATAAACTCAATAGCATTTTTTATCTGATAAGTTCTATTTGAAATTTGTTTTAAAATACTATCAATGTATGAAAGAATGGTATCATAGTACTCGATCTTTAATGAGGAGTTTGCTAATTTTTGGTCAGAATCCATATATTTCTGCATAGTATCTTTATCTCTAATTTTTTTAGGAAAAGGATTTTCTACATATACATCTGGATCTGCTTTGCCTGAAAAATATTCGTATCTTTCATGTCTAATATTTTTTCTTTGTTGTTCTGCTTTCTTTCTTAAAAGAGAAATGTTATTATACAGTTCATGATATTTTGAATGAAGAACAGGGATATTTAATGATTCAGTATGAAGATTATCTGGATCTATTTTTGAATCTCTTTCCCACATTTCTTGGAGTTTTTCAAGATCAATACTCATAGCCTCTTGTTATTCTCATCAGTTATATTATATAAAGTATACTTGAAAGTAACGTCTGCTGTAAAGTACTGTACATCTGTATCAGTAGCATCAAAGTCTAGTGTGGACAAATATGACGGGAACATATTTTGAAAATTAACTTTAAAATTAATATTGTTATTACTTGTTAGTACCATTAAAGAACCATCAGAATATATGTCCATAGTTTTTTCTGGAATGATAGTTCTCCTAGAATCATTATTCTGCAGATCTATAATTTCTTTTACGTTCTCTGGAAACCCAAGACCTCTCATCCAGTTTTGAATTTCCATATAATTTTTGAGATCTTCATCAACTAAAAATTTTAAGTTAAAATCTCCAAATACTAATTTATCCCCAGGTACATCAATATCTTTTAGATATGATGGTTGAACTGCAACTCCTAGATTCATGTCTGGGATATTTGCACTGTTGCTAAAGAATGCTACTCTAGGTGCTCTAGTTAAACCAAATCTAAATCCAGTTGGAGATAGAAAGTTTCTATTCTGTATTTGAGTATCGTAAAATCCTGCCATCTTTTTTTAATTATTTAGATAAAAAAAGAGGGTCCGAAGACCCTCTCGCATAACCTTGTGATCAATAAATCACATGAGGTTTTTGATGGAAACGCGACGGTAGTAGCGGTTAGCATTGGTGGTAAGAGCACCAGCTCCAACTGTGCTTCCCTGTGCGAAGGGGTTAGCAACCATGCCGTAGCGAGTCTTGAAGCCGATTTTAGGCTGGAAGGTGTTCTCTCCAACTGCACGAACCATCTGTAGGGGAACGTATGGGCAGTAGAATAAACCAGCGTCATAAGGGGAAGTACCCTTATAACCAACAACGTAGTACTGATTAGCAGCGTTGTTTGCAGCGTAAGGATCGATGTATACGCGGAACTTACCAAGCAGAGTACCTGCGAAGGTGTTACCAGCGTCATCAACACTCAAGTTAGCGTTAAGAGCAGGAGTGTAGTCAAGTACACCAGCCATTGCAAGTGCGGATGCAACGTCAGCGGAGCACATGATTACGTTGCCCTTTCCTCTACGAGTTCTTTGAGCAATCTGGTTCGCATCTCTTTCGATTTGGAACAGAAGACCTTTGAACTTCTCAACACTCCAACGTCCGTTGGAATCGATGTCGAGATCAAACTCACCAGCAGTTGCAACGTTTTGTGTTGCGCCTTGCTCAGCGGTTTTGTAGATTGTTCTGATGACTTCACGGTTGATCTCAGCAAGAATCTCAGAAGAGAGAATATTTGCGAGTTCCGCTTCAGCGTTCAGACCGTGGATCGCCTTGAGGTCTTGTGCGAGTTCTAAAGAATACTCAGCTTTCAGAGCTCTGGACTTGGCGGTTACGGTGACTTTCTCGATCGAGAATGCCATCTGGTTGAAGTGGTCGCTACCTGTGCCGAGGTTCTCAGCATCATCGGTACGCATACCCTGACCAACGCTATAGTTGGATTCGGTTGCAGAACCAGTTGGGTTCAGTACACTTGGGTTTCCACCTGCTTGTGCAGTTGTACCCATACCAACGGAAGTACCAGTGTTGCCGTTAGTAAGATCGAACTCGGAAGACTGACCAGAGAATCCGGTGTCTACTTCGTCGAAGAAGCTCTCTTTACCGTTCTGAGTCTCGTAGCGTGAACGCATCGCGAAGATGAGTCCAGTAGGACCGTTCATTGGTTGTACGCCAGCCAGGTCATAAGCGACCAGGTTAGGCATAGAACGACGGATCAAGGAGATCAGTACTGGGTCGAAACCAGCAACTGTTTGACCGCCTGAGGAGGTATACCCACCATCGCCAACTGCGTTAACAGGTGCTTCGGATAGGAAAGAACCAGAATCACTGAATGATTGCTGTTCTCTAAGGAATTTTTCTTGGTTTTCGAGCAGGACTGCGGTAACAGCTCTCTTGTGAGAATCTTGGATTGAATCAAGTCCCTCGTGATTGAGGAGAGGTGCCCACTTTTCCTGCAACTGTTCTGATTGGAACATTTGCTTTAAAGGGTGATGTTTACGTTTGAGTTAATATTAAATTCAGTTTTTGTTAGCAATAACTGAAAGTGTCTT